TTGACGATGTGTATGTAGGATATTATCCCGAACAAGTTATAGAAGAAACAAAAGAAGATTTGGATATTCTTTCTCAAACTTTAAAATCTTTTTTCAATATTAAAGTTCGTAGAATGAAACCTATGGAAAATACAAAAATATTTCAGACAACTGATTGGATGTCAGACGGATATTATACATTTTGTCCGAGAGATAGTGTTACAGTAATCGGAGATACAATCATAGAATCACCAATGACTTTAAGGTCTCGTTATTTTGAAACATTTGGATTTAGAGATCAGTTTATTGACTATATGAAAGATGGTGCAAGATGGGTATCAGCACCAAAGCCAAGATTAAGAGATGATTGTTATCAGAGAGATAACTTGGATGAATTAACACTTACAAATGTAGAACCAATCTTTGATGCAGCAAATATTTTAAGATGTAATAATGATATTTTATATTTATTATCAAATACAGGTAATAAACTTGGTGCAAAGTGGTTACAAAACTTTTTAGGTGATGAATATAAGGTACATGTTCTTGAAAATATGTATTCTTATGTTCATATTGATTCAACTATAGCTCTTTTGAGAGAAGGATTGTGTTTATTGAACCCAGAAAGAGTAAATGAAGACAATATGCCAGAAGTTTTGAAGAGTTGGGATAAGATTTGGTGTCCACCTTGTGAAGATATCGGATATTATGGTGATTTTAACCACGCATCGACTTGGATTGGGTTAAATTTGTTGTCAATTGATGAAAATACGGTTATTTTGGATAAAAGTCAAGTAAAATTACGAAAATTATTGCAAAAACACAAAATTGATAGTGTTCCTTTACAAATAAGACATTCAAGGACACTTGGTGGTTCATTTCATTGTGTAACTGCTGATGTTTGGAGAGAAAATTAATGGAAAAGGTAATCATAGTAAACCCCGATGCTAAAATGGATGCAAAACAATTTGCATATGCACCTTTGGGTCCATTATACATTGCGGCTGTCTTAGAAAGAGATGGTTTCGAATGTGAGTTGTGGGATTTAAGAGAGGATTACAATACATACGATAATCCACCACCAGGTGATATCTATTGTTTAACTGCAGTTACACCACAAATAGATGATATGAAAGAAGTGGCTCGTAATATTAAAAAGAAGTATGGTGATAAAGCGTTCACTATCATCGGCGGTCCACACGCAACTTGGTTACCTGAAGATTGTGTCGACCATTTTGATTGTGTAGTTCAAGATGAGGCAGAAGCAATCATAACTAAAATATGTACAGAGAAACCTACAGGTGTTCATAGAGGTGATAGAGTTGTTGATTTAGATACGATACCACATCCAGCTAGACACTTACTTCCCGACCATAGAGCTGCAAGTACAGATTTGTGGGGTGGATACAACTACGAAAGTAATGTGATTGGTGCAACACTTATGTCAAGTAGAGGTTGTCCTTTCGCTTGTGCTTTTTGTGCTAACCTACAACAAAAAACAAGATTTAGAAGTGCTGAGAATATCGTAGAAGAAATAAAACTTATGATTGATAAATATGGTGTAAAACATTTTAGATTTTTAGACGATAATATAATCATAGATAAAAAAAGGTTTGAAAGATTAGCACCGATGTTACACGAATTAGATATTAGATTTAGATGTTCTATCAGTTCAGTATTATTAAATGATGAGTATTGTGAATTATTATATCACGCAGGTTGTAGAGAAGTTGGTATAGGTTTTGAATCAGCAGATGACGACATACTAAAACTTATTAATAAAGCTGGTAAAGCAACCAACAATATGCACAAAGATGCAGTTCAAGTTATACAGAAGTGGGGAATGAAAGCTAAGGTTTATATTATTACAGGTTTACCTGGTGAAACAAAAGAATCAATAGAAGCAACAAAGAAGTTTGTATTAGATTTAAAACCTGATAAGTGGATTTGTTTATTATTCACACCTTATCCTGGCACACCTATTTATATGAATCCTGATTTCTATGGTGTAGAGATAATACATAAAAGGTTTAGAGAATATGTTCAGTCTTATCCATCAAAGAGTCATGTAAACTTATATGAAAAAGAAACAGGAAAGTTATTAGCTAGAAATAAAGATTTAGAAGCAAGGTTTGAAGATTTGTATCATTGGTTAAACAAATTAAATCCAGAGTCTATGGAGTATAGTTCATTTAATGGTTAGAGGTTATAATGAGAATATTAGGCATTAACGCATTAAACCACGATGCGGCAGTTTGTGTCATTGAAGATGGTGAAATACTATTCGGAGCACATTCAGAAAGATATAGTGGTAAGAAAAACGATTCAGATTTAAATCAAGAGATAATAGATGAAGCTCTATCTTTTGGTAAACCAGATAAAGTAGTTTGGTTTGAAAAACCATATCTCAAAAAGACACGACAACTTTACGCAGGTCAATATAGTGAAGTCTTCACAAGACAAAATACACCTAAACAATATCTAAAACAATTTGGTATAAACCAAAAAATACATTATGTTCATCATCATCTATCACACGCATCAGCAGGATATTACACTTCACCATTTGATGAAGCAGTTGTTGTAGTAATAGATGCAATCGGTGAGTGGGATTGTGCTACTATTTGGTATGTAAAAGATGGTAAGTTTGAAAAAAAGTGGAGTAGAAAATATCCAAACTCATTAGGTTTGTGGTATTCAGCTATGACACAAAGATTAGAATTGAAACCACAAGAAGATGAGTACATTCTTATGGGAATGGCTGGTTGGGGGAAATGGGATGAACACATATCATATGAGATACGGGATAGTTTTTTCAATGATGGTATTTTAAATCTCAAATATAATCTACATAGAGGATGTAGAAATTGGGATTCTCAATATTATCCAGACGATGAATCAGACGAATGGAATTTTACTATCGCTGCTAATGTCCAACGGATATGTGAAGAAGAAATATTAAAAATTATGAAATTAGCAAAGTTATTAGTTCCTCAAACAAATAATTGTGTTTATATGGGTGGAGTTGCACTAAATTGTGTAGCTAATACACTTGTAGCTAAACATATGTATCCAGATATATGGATTATGCCAAATCCAGGTGATGCAGGTTCATCATTAGGTGCAGCAGCTTATGTTTATGGTGATAAGATTAACTTTGAACAATGTTTTATCGGACATAATATAAAAGGTGAGTACCCTGTTACTCAAGTGAGTAAAGAACTACTCAAGGGTAACATAGTTGGTGTAGCAAATGGTAAAGCTGAATATGGTCCACGAGCATTAGGTAATAGAAGTCTACTTGCCGACCCAAGAGGTAAAGATATTAAAGATAAAGTAAATAAAATTAAACATAGACAAGAGTTCAGACCATTTGCACCAAGTGTATTGGAAGAACACGCTCATAAGATATTTGATATGCCAGTTCGTAAGTCTCAGTTTATGCAGTTTGTGGCAAATTGTAAGTATCCTGATAAATATCCTGCTATTTGTCATGTTGACGGAACATCAAGAGTTCAAACTGTTTCTAAAGAAGATAATCCTAATTATTACAGATTAATTAAAGAATTTTATAAAGAAACAGGTTGTCCTATGGTTTTAAATACAAGTTTGAATATAAAAGGTCAGCCAATCGTCAATGATGAGAAAGATGCACAAGACTTTGAAGATCGTTATGGAGTAAAGGTTTTTACTAAATAAGATATTTATTAGTAACATACTGGAGTTTTTTGTGATTAAGTTAATGGATATATTATTAGAGGGTGTAAACGATCCTGGCATATTTAAAGCAGTTTTTCTTGCTGGCGGTCCAGGAAGTGGTAAGACTTTCGTTGTTAAGCAGCTTTTTGGTATTCCAGATAGACTTAACATTTCTGCTTCTGGTATGAAAATGGTAAACTCAGATAAAGAGTTAAAATTTCTATTAAAAAAGTTTGGATTTGGTACTGATTTAGATAAAATGCCAGATGAAGTATTTAAAGATTTGACAGCAAAAGGTCAAAGTGGATTAAGAGATTATAGTAAAGAACTTACCGCTCAACGGATGAAGTTATATAAAGACGGAAAATTAGGTATGATTATTGATGGTACAGGACATGATTTTGGTAAACTTCATAGTATGAAAAAAGAATTAGAAGAGGATGGTTATGATACTTATATGATCTTTGTGAATACTTCATTAGAAGTAGCACAAAAAAGAAATCAAGAAAGAGATAGAGTACTACCACCAAAGTTATTACAAAAATCTTGGGAAGATGTTCAGAAAAATTTAGGTAGATTTCAAAATCTTTTCAAACAAAACTTTTTGATAGTAGATAACAGTAAAACTTTAGATGCAAAACAAGCACAAAACAAATTTAATATATTGGTGAAAAAAGGTGTTGATAAATTTATTAAAAAACCTATTAAAAATCCTATTGCAAAACGATGGATTGAAAAACAAAAAATCCTCAAAAAACAAGGAGTCTAAAATGTTAACAACATTTGATGAGATAATTGAAGTAACCTTACATCACGAGGGCGGATACGTTCACGACCCGACTGATTTAGGTGGTGAAACTAATTTTGGTATTGCAAAACGATTCTATCCAGATGTAGATATCAAGAACCTCACGAAAGAGGGAGCTAAAGAAATCTATAAAAAAGATTATTGGGATAGAAACAAAGTAGATGATTTACCTGATGATTTAAAACATATCTTTTTTGATATGTGTGTAAATCAAGGTAGAGGAACAGCAGTTAAGATTCTACAGAGAGCAATCAATGGTAAAGGTGGAGACTTAACAGTTGATGGTGGATTCGGACCAGGTACAAAAGCAGCATTAGCAAAACACACACCTGAGTTAGATAGAGTTCGTTGTTACAGATTAAAACACTACTATGATTTAGTAAATAAGAAACCTGAACAAGAACGATTCATATTCGGTTGGTATAAGAGAGCACTCTCAGTATGATTAAACTAAAGGATATCATAAACGAAGCTATTGAACAAGAGACTAATATACCTTTTGAAATGATTGGTAAGAATTATATTACTGTTAAAGGTAGAAAACTTACTGCAAAACTACAATTTAAAGGTAATGATTTACAAGATGTTGTGAGTGGTAAAAAGAAAAAAGGTAAAGTAGTATTAGCTTCATTGGTAATAAAGTAATGAATAAATTAACTGAATGGCTTGTAAAACCTTTTATTGAGGAAGAGTTTGGTGCGCCCGCAGGGATGTTACCATCACCAAGTCAAAAAAAGATAAAAAAAGCGAAAAAAAGGCTTGACAAGACTGGTCAAAGATCCGTATATTCAGTTAGTGAAATTGAGGAAAACTTGCCTAAAATAAAAAAGGTTGTAGGCATTTACGGTGGACGGTTTCAGCCGTTTGGGCCCCACCATTTAAAAACCTACCAATGGTTATCTAAACAAGTAGATGATGCATATATCACTACATCTAATATAAAACAACCACCAAGACATCCAATGAACTTTAGTGAAAAGGTTCGTCATATGGTTAAGATGGGTGTTCCTAAGAATCGTATCATACAAGAAAAATCACCTTATGTAGCAAAGAATGTATTAAAGAAATATGATAAAGATACTACAGCAGTTATTTACATATTTGGTGCTAAAGATGCTGGTAGATTATCAGGTGGTAAATACTTTCAAGATTATAAAAAGAACAAAAACAAAATGAGTGGATATGAGGATAACGGATACATCCTTACAGCACCTCACGTATCAATCAAAGTTGGTGGTAAAGAAGTAAGTGGAACGGTAATGAGAGATTTACTTGGTTCACCAAAATATAAAAAGAATAGAGAAAAACTATTCAGACAAGCATTTGGATACTTTGATAAAGGTATCTTTACTATGATGCACAATAAGTTTAGAAAATTATATGAATTCATTGATAATAATTTAGATAAAGTAAAAGAGATTATAAAAGAAAGTAGTGTGATGGCAGGTTCTCCTGTTGATGATGGACCACCAACATTTCATATAAGTTTTAACGATTACAAAACAACTTCTAAAGAATGGTTAGAGAAAAATTTTGATGGACTTGGTTGGCAAGTTATAGAATATATGATTAGTAAAGATGCTATGGATCCATTATTAGATTTTTCGATAAGATTAAATACTGTACCTGCTATATCATACGGAAACTTACATACACCCAAAGATGTAGCTATCGCAAAGTATAAAAAGAATATAGAGGATAGGGTATTAAACAATGTAGGTTTTGAGATTGTTAAGTGGTTTGGGTTAAAGGATGACTTTAGTGAAACGACAGGAGTTGATGTAGCACAACCAGTTTTACCTGGTAAACATAATGCTGAAAAGAATACAGAATTGTATGGTAATTTAAAAGAAGTCTTTAATTTAGATGATGAGGTAAAGTTTCTTCTTGAAGTAGATGGTATGTTATTAGAAGAGGGAGTTAAGTTCAATAACTTTCTAAAGGATTGGTCTAAGAAAGCAAAACAACCATTATCTAAAGTTAGAAAAACAATGATGAATAAGAATACTTTTTCTATTGCAAAGTTAAATGATTTTAGTGTAGATAAAGTATTAGATAGTGCAAAAAAAGGTTTCCAAGCATATCAGAAAGTTCTTAATTATGTTCCTGATAAAGTAGCAAAGAAATTAGCAAAAACAAAGTTTGGACAAAAGAAAGAAAAATACTTAAAAAAATTAGATGATTTTTTAACTAAACATCCAAAATTAAAAAGAGTAATGGGTGTAGGTGCAGCTGCTGGTGTAACTTATGCTTGGACTAAGATGAGTTTCATCGGAGATCCAGAGTATGATTTAGATTTATCCGCAGCAGCTACTGCGGCAGCCGCTGGTGAGTATTCAATGGCAGATTTATTTAGTGGTGAAATGGGAACTAAGTTCTTAGTATTAACTGCAGTTGGTGCTACTACAGGTTTAACTGCACCTTATACAAAAATTTTAGGTAGTGTTGGAACTATGGCAGCTGGTGTTTCGTTTGGTGCTTATAGAGCTTACAAAGCACATAAGAAAAAGAAAGCTGATGCAAAAAAGAAAACATCTGCGCCAGATACAGTAAAGAATCCAAATCCAAGAGGAAGAAAGAAAACGATTAGTCGTAAAAGTGCAGTTAGGTGGGTAGCAAAAACTAAAGGTTCTAAAGCAGCACAGAAATATGCAAAAAGTTTAACAGAAACAAAATTGTTTACACCAGATTGGTGGACACAAGAATTAGATTTAAATCCACAAAAAAAGGAGTTATTATTAATGGGTGGAGCAGCAGGTCATATGAGTCATCCTTTCGATGACAACCGTTTAACATTTGGTGATTTTAAAAACATCATCAATATGAGTTTAGAGGGAAAACTAAGTCGTGAAGATAATGTTACAGAGAAACTTGACGGACAAAACTTGATGGTAAGTTATGTAGATGGAGAGTTAAGAGGAGCTCGTAATAAAGGTCATCTAAAAATGTTTGGTAAAACCTCTTTGAATATAGCTGGTATGAAAAGTGTTTTTAGTGGTAGAGGTGATATAGAAAAAGCATTTGTTGGTTCTATGAAAGATTTAGAGAAAGCAATAGGTGCATTATCAGATAAACAAAAAGAAAAGGTATTTGGTAATGGTAGTAAATGGATGAATTTAGAGATTATGTATCCTGCTACAGCAAATGTTATTGATTATGATGTATCTGAACTATTTTTTCATGGTAGTATAGAGATTCACGAAGATGGAACTGTAAAAAGTCAAGTAAAAGATAGTGCAAGAATGTTAGAGGGAATGATTAGACAAGCAAATGCTAATATTCAAAAGAGATTTAAGGTATCTAAACCAGTAGTTTTAAATTTACCTAAAGTTCAAGACTTCTCTAAAAAGAAAAAATATTTTTTATCGAAGTTGAGAAAGTTACAGACTATTTATAAACTAAAGGATAATGATACTTTGGGTATGCACAATGAGATGTATTGGAGAGAATACATTTTTAATGGTGCAAAACAACATAAGTATAAGATTCCAAGAATTGTTTTAGAATCATTAGTAAAAAGGTGGGCTTATTTAAATAAGTCATTCAGATTAGATAATAAGAATATTAAACATGATAAATTTTTGAGTTGGGCTAAAGGTGTTGATAAGTTTGACCATAAAAAGTTAGCTTATGAGAATATAAAACCACTTGAATTGTTATTTTTAGAGTTAGGTTCAGAAATATTAAAGAATTTAGAGGGATTTTTGGCAGTTAATCCAGAAAAAGCAGTTCAAAAGATTAAAAAGGAATTAAAATCCGCAATATCTGGTTTGAGAGCATCAAAGGATATTAAAAAGATAGATTTGTTAAAGAAAAATTTAGAAAAAATTAATTCTATAGGTGGAATACCAGCAATAGTTCCATCAGAGGGATTAGTATTTAAATATAAAGGTAAAATGTATAAATTTACAGGAGCATTTGCACCTGTAAATCAAATTTTAGGTGCATTAAAGTTTTAAGGTGATTTATGGGTTATAGTAGAGAAAATGAAAGACAAAATAAGGTTCTTGGTGATTTAATTAGTGGAAAAACTCCTGAAAAAAGAGTAATGGTTGGTTATGAGGGTGAAAAAGAGATAACAACTGGTGATAAGATATCTGAGTTATCTGACATTATGAAAGATGCTAGGATGCCCTGGTTTTGCCCTAATTGTAATAAAACAATGAAGAAACGCTTAGATAATAAGATGTGGTTATTATATAATCATTGTTTTGATTGTCAAATTGATTTTGAAAACAAACTTCGTATCAAAGGTGAATATGAAGAGTGGGAAAACGGTAAAGTAAAAAGAAATCAAAAAGCATATCTTGAAGATTTGTTGGTATCTTTAGATGAGTGGAAAAATACTAAAATAGAGTTTCAAGAACAAGTTGGTGCTAAAGATATTGAGATGGAAAAAGAAAAATGGACACAAGACCAAGAACATATAAAAGAAATGGCTGATAAAGCAGAAGAATTTATTAGAAAAACACTAAAAGAAATAGAATAACTATTTATATATATGAAGAACCTTTACTTTAAAAAGAATAATTACTACCTTGTACCTGGACAGACTTGTAACGAAATACATACTGTTTTGAGTGATATGAAACAATTAGCAGAGATTTATTTATCTGATGTAGAGGGTTTAGAAGAGGATAGTGAGAGATTTGAAGAAGCAATGATTATTTTTGAATTTGTAATTCAGAAATTTCTAAAGATTGATGAATTAGATTCTTTAGAGTTGGGTGGAGTTAAATCTTCATATACATTTAACGAAATATTAAAATCTACTGGCATAAAAAGAGCTGGTAGTCGATAGGAGAATAATATGGCTAATTTACAACCTAGTTCATCTCAGAATGTTCATCCAAGTGATTACGATCATTTTCAAAAATTTGGACATCCTGGAAAATATAAGGGTGTACAGACAGTTAATAATGCTACGGGTAGTTTTACAGCTTCTAATTATGGTGCAGGTGCACTTATCGTGGGAGAATCATCAACAACTGGACACGCTGATTTATCAGGTGGTGGAAGAATTAATCTTGCACATTTAACAGTTGGAACACAATATGATTTTTCACTAAAAGAAGTAGCTTGTAATGCAAAAGCAGTTTATGTGTTGATACGTAATCCAAAGATAAACTAATGGATAAGAACTTCAAAGAGATTATAAAGAAAGAATATTTAAGGTGTGCGGCTGATCCAGTTTACTTTTTAAAAAAGTATTCGTTTATTCAGCACCCAATCAAGGGAAAAATACCATTCGCTCTTTATGACTTTCAAGAGAAAACTTTAGATGAGTTTTCACAAAATAAACTTAACGTAATCTTGAAAGCACGTCAGTTAGGTATTAGCACCCTAACTGCTGGATACTCTTTGTGGATGATGACGTTTCATCAAGACAAGAATGTTTTGGTTATTGCAACAAAACAAGATACTGCAAAAAACTTGGTTACAAAAGTTCGTGTTATGCACGCAAACTTACCAAGTTGGTTAAAGCAACCTTGTGTGGAAGATAACAAGTTAAGCTTGAGTTACAAAAATGGTTCTCAAATAAAAGCTGTTTCAAGTGGTGAGGATAGTGGTCGTTCTGAAGCACTATCGTTACTGATACTTGATGAGGCAGCGTTTATTGAAAAGATTGATACGATATGGGCAGCAGCATCTCAGACGTTATCAACTGGTGGTCAATGTATTGCACTCTCAACACCAAATGGTGTTGGTAATTGGTTTCACAGAACATGGGCTGATGCAGAAGATGGGTTGAATGATTTTAATTTTATTAGACTACATTGGACTGTTCATCCTGAAAGAGAGCAAGATTGGAGGGATGAACAAGATAGACTATTAGGACCAGCTATGGCTGCACAAGAATGTGATTGTGACTTCATCACTTCAGGACAAAATGTTATTGATGGTGTTATTTTAGAAGAAATGAAAAATACCACGTGTGTAGAACCTATCGAAAAACGTGGTATTGATAGTAATCTTTGGGTTTGGGAGCCAGCAGATTACACAAAAGATTATATAGTATGTGCTGACGTAAGTAGAGGTGACTCTACAGACTATTCTGCTTTTCATGTTATAGATTTAGAAGATTGTAGACAAGTAGCAGAATACAAAGGTAGAATATCTACAAGAGACTATGGTAATATGTTAGTGAACATAGCTCAAGAATACAATGAAGCACTACTTGTTGTGGAGAATAACAATATTGGATGGGCAGCAATTCAACAAATTATTGATAGAGATTATCAGAACTTATTCTACACATCAAAAGATTTAAAGTATGTTGATACGCAAAGACAGATAAGCAACAAGATTAACAGAGAAGAAAGACAGATGGTTCCTGGTTTTACGATGTCTATGAAGACAAGACCATTGGTTGTTGCAAAGTTAGAAGAATTTTTTAGAGAAAAAGCAGTTCACGTTCAATCGAATAGATTAATTGATGAATTGTTTGTGTTTATCTACAATGGACAGAAAGCAGAAGCAATGTCAGGATATAACGATGACTTGGTAATGTCTTTTGCTATGGGATTGTGGATAAGAGAAACAGCATTGAGATTGAGAGCAGAGGGTATTGAATTATCAAAAAGAGCTCTCTCAAATGTAAATGCACATCAAGGACTTTATACTCCAGACGAGAATAAGAATGATTCTTGGGTATGGGAACATGGTAAAGGTCCAAACAAACAGAAAGAGTCACTTAGTTGGCTCTTGTAAATGAGGTAAAAAATGGCTGACAAATCATTATTTGGAAGACTACAACGATTATTTTCAACAAACGTAATTGTTAGAAATGTCGGTGGTAAAAAACTAAAGATAGCTGATACAGATAAAATTCAGCATATAGCAAAGAGTAATCTTATAGATAGATTTACAAAGTTGTATTCTGGTTATGGAGCATCAGCAACTTCCGATGCAGTTCACAAAAAATCACTAAGGTTAGGTTTGTTCAAAGACTACGAATCAATGGATAGTGATGGTATCGTTTCTTCAGCATTAGATATTTACGCAGATGAATCAACAATGAAAAGTGAGTATGGTAGTGTATTAGAAATAACCACAGACAATGACAATATCAAAGCTATACTAAATAATTTATTTTATGACGTATTGAATATTGAATTCAACTTATGGCCTTGGGTTCGTAATATGTGTAAGTATGGTGATTTCTTTTTACAATTAGAAATAAATGAAAAGTATGGTATTACAAATGTATCACCACTTTCAGCATACGACGTATCACGTGTAGAGGGTCTTGATGAACAGAATCCACATTACGTTAAGTTTGTTTTAGAACAAGGTGGAGACCAACATTCAGCATATAGCACACAAAAACCTCATCAAACTGAATTAGAGAACTTTGAGGTAGCACACTTCAGATTACTTTCAGATTCAAACTTCTTACCTTATGGTAAGTCAATGATTGAACAAGGTAGAAAAGTTTGGAAACAATTATCCCTTATGGAAGATGCTATGATGATACATAGAATCATGAGAGCACCTGAGAAAAGAGTTTTCCAAATAGACATTGGAAACATTCCACCGAATGAAGTCGACAACTATATGCAAAAAGTTCTAAATAAGATGAAGAAAACACCTATTATCGACCAAGCAACGGGTGAATATAATCTAAAATATAATATGCAAAATATTACTGAAGACTTTTTCTTACCTGTTCGTGGTGGAGATAGTGGAACAAGAATTGAATCCTTACCAGGTTTAAGTTACGAAGCAGTAGAAGACATAGAATATCTAAAGAATAAAATGTTAGCAGCACTTAGAGTTCCAAAAGCATTTCTTGGATATGAAGAATCACTTGGTAGTAAAGCAACACTTGCAGCAGAAGATGTAAGGTTTGCAAGAACAATTGAAAGAATACAAAGAATTACTGTATCTGAATTGACAAAGATAGCTATTGTTCATTTGTATTCACAAGGTTATCAAGACGCAGACTTAGTTAACTTTGAATTAAATCTTACAAATCCATCCACAATCTATGAAACTGAAAAGGTTGAATTGTGGAATAGTAAAACACAGTTAGCATCTTCAATGTTACAAGATGGTATAGTTTCTACAGAATGGATTTATAAGAATGTATTTAATTTTACTGACGATAAAATTAAGGAAATGGACAATCAGATTGTATTTGATTACAAACAGAAGTTTAGACGACAACAGATAGAATCTGAGGGTAACGATCCTGCAAAGAGTGGTGAAGCACAAGGCACACCATCAGATGCGCAAGCAGGTAGAACGGGACATGAATTAGATGATAAGGGTGGAGCACCTGAAGGTGGATTCGATGGTGCAGGAAGACCTAAAGAGGTAACTAAATATGGTAAAGATGGTAGTGCTAGAGGTAGAGACCCTTTAGGTTCAAAAGATAGAAAAAAACAATACAATCCAAGTTTGGCACTAGCTCATTTTGATGGTTTAAAAAAGAATATGAAGAAGTTTTCTCAAAAAGACTATCAATTAATAAATGAGGCTGAAACGATTGAAAGTGAATATAAAGAAGAACTTAAAGACGCAAAAATAAAGTAATTTTTT